GGTGACACCCTCGAACGCGAGAAGCGCCTGCCTTGGCGGACCTGCTCCATCTGCGGTCTGAACTGGCCCCGCAACAAGATGTACGCGATGCACGATGATGACGGTCGCAAGACCGGCTACGCGTGCGAGGACTGTCTGTGAGCATCAAGGTCAACCGGATCGTCACGAACGACGGGCTCAAGGCACGCAAGCCGCCCCTCTGCCGGACCTGTGGTCAGCGCGATGACGCGGTCCTGACGCGGGACGCCAATGGCGACCTGATCCACGCCCGCCATCTGGGTGCGCAGGGCGATCCGGTCCGCCAGCCGCGGAGCCTCCGCGGGCAGGAGGGCGAGTGACCGCCCCGCGCAAGCCGCAGCGCTACATCGTCACCGACAAGTGCGGCGCCAACTGCTCGATGAACCCGCGCAACAACTCGGCCGCGGAGCACATCCACCGTTGGTACGAGGAGGGCAAGAACCTGCCCTCGATCATCACGCTCGCGGCGGGGGAGGGCGTCAAGGTCAGCCACGGCGCGCTCGGTCGGCACTTCGCGAGCCACGTGATGTCCGAAGCGCAGGTGCTAGAACATCGAGATCGGCTCCGGACCGCCGCCCAAAGAGGATCACATCGCGGTCTTGGAACTGATCATCGCGCAGGGAGCGGCGTCCATGCGGCGGGGGGCGTTCCGGATCACCCCTGATCTGACGCTCAAGGCGATGGAGCAGCTCTATCGGCTGACGCAGGGGAACGCGCAGCAGGCGTGGATGGATGCCATGAGCGCGGCCATCCAAGGGGTTGATCCCGCCGAAGGGGTCCCGGTTGCAGCTACCGAGTGATGTCAGCGCGTTCATGCGCCGGATGGCTCTCGATCCGATCCTGTTCGTGGACACGATGCTGCCCAAGAAGCCGCATCCCGGGCAGCGGGTATGGCTGAAGGGCAGTTCTGCGACCGTCAACACGTTGGTCCCGGCGAACCGCTGGGGCAAGTCCACGGTCATCGCCATGAAGCACATCTGGAAGTGCTGGGGGCGGATCGGAGCCAATCCGTTCGAGAAGAAGTACGAGACGATCAGCTGCGCGATGTCCGCGGACCAGTCGATGATCGTGTTCGACGAGGCGCGGTCGCTGCTTCAGAACGCGCCCCTGATGGCGCCCTTCGTGAAGTCCTACCGGGAGACCCCGTTCCCGCACATTGTGTTCACCAATGGTTCGGTCATGCACTGCCGAAGCGCCCACGACGGTGGCAAGTACATCGACGGTCATGCCTACCGCTATCTGTCGATCGACGAGGCGGGCTGGATCACGAACCTCAAGGACCTGATGAACAACGTGATCGTGATGCGCCTCGCGGGGGGCGGTGAGATCGATCTCGTCGGGACGCCCAAGGGCTTCGGGGACCTGTACTTCTACTACGAGCGCGGCCAGCGCGAGGTCGAGGGCTACTACAGCCAGCGCGGGCGGATCTGGGACAACCCGTTCCTGCCTGCCGAAGACATCGCCAAGCGCGACCTGATCCTGAAGTCGGGGAACCCGAAACTGCGGATGCAGGTGCTCGAAGGCGAGTTCGTGGACTTCGCGGGGCTGGCGTTCACGCGCGACCAGCGTGACAATGCGTTCGAGACGACGATGCCCCACTCGGCCGAGTACGTCGAGGGGCACAAGTACGTCACGGCGTGGGACTTGGGCCGGACCACCGACTACACGGTCGGCGTCACGCTCGACATCACCATGCGGCCATGGCGGCTGGTGGACTTCACACGCCTGAACAAGGTCCCGTGGGAGGAGATCTACAAGACGATCGACCGTGTCCGGCAGAAGTACCACTGCCGGTTCGCGCGTATCGACGCCACGGGCCCGCAGGGTGACGTGATCGAAGAGGAGCTGTTCAAGCGTGGCATCCCGGTGGACGCGTTCAAGACGAACACGAAGGTGACCAAGACCGACCTCATCAACAGCCTGCAGAATGCGCTCGACCACGACCGCGAGCAGGTGGACGAGGTGATCGACACCGACGAGCATGGCGTTCCCCACCGGGTCCCGATCATGGAGGCGCCGAAGGTCGGCAACTGGGGGCTGCTCCGCCTGCCGTGCATCACGCAGCTGATGGACGAGATGGGCGTGTACCAGTTCGACGACAAGGATCTCGTGACCGACTCCGTGATCGGCTTGGCGCTTGCCACCGATCTGGCCTATCAGAGCGAGGCCGTGCGCGAGCCGGTCATCGGAGGGCTCTATGGATAAGGACCAGTTGCTCGACCTGTTCAACGAGCAGCGTGCCCTGTGGTCTACCCGCAACCTAGGAGTACGACCTCAGCCGTAGGCGCTACCGCGGCGAGCACTGGGACGCGGAGACCAACCCTGCTCCTATCGGCAGGTACAGCCTGACCGCGAACTACCTCAAGCCGTTCGTGGACAAGAGCGTGCAGCTGTTGGTCGGCCGGATGCCGGGGTTGCAGGTGATGCCGCCCTCGACGGACGAGATGTCGCGGCGCCTCGCGGAGCAGATCGAGGCGATCCTGTACGGCACCTATGCCGCCAACGATGCTCCGATCCAGTTGCGCCACGCGGCGTACAACTCGTTCATCCTGCGTCGTGGCCTGATCTACGCGTGGTGGGACGACAACGAGTACCGGGCCCGGTTCCGGTCCTGCACGCCGGACAACTTCTTCCCGATCTACGACGGCGACGAGATCGTCGAGTGCATCTACGTCCAGCGTCGGCGCACGACCGAACTGCAGCGGATCTATCCGAAGGTGGCGTCGGAGATCTACGACGATCCGGGCCAGATGGTCGTGCAGGTGACGGGCTCAGACCTCGCCCGCTTCAGTGCCAAGGGCCAGACGACGGTGATTGACTGGTTTGACAAGCGGGGCAATTTTGCGCGCCTGATGGGGGACGCCTTCTTCGAGATGCCGCTCGGCTACGGGTTTGGGCGGATCCCCTTCGTCGAGTTCCCGTGTTACCCGGTCGAGGGCGAGCAGGAACCGCTCGGCCTGCTCGACCAGTTGGTCGAACTCAACCAGTACCTCGACCAGCTGCTGTCGCAGCGGGCAGACGTCCTCCGCAAGTACTCGAACCCGCCGATCTTGGACGAGGACACTGGGCAGGCGCCCGAACTGATCAAGCGCGCCATCGCCAGCGACGGCTCGGTCATCCCCATGAAGCGGGGCGGGAACCTGCGGCTGCTCAACTGGGAGGGCACGCCTGCTGACTTCGAGACTCAGTATCAGGCTGTCATGGACACCATGTACGACCTCGCCGGGAAGCCCCGGTCCGCCTTCGGGCAGACGGTCACCAACCAGTCGGGCGTCGTTACGAACCTCACGCTGACTCCGACGCTCCAGTCCAACGAAGACCACGAGACCGTCTGGGGTCACGGGCTCAAGCAGTTGAACGAGATGCTGCTCCGCCTGTGGGAGAACTTCTCCAGCGCCGAGGTGATCGAGTTCAAGGGCTACAGCGAGGGCCTCAAGAGCGGCCCGCGCCTCTATTCGGTGAGCATGGTCGGCAGCGCCATCGGCGGCTGGTACGAGAACCGGATCAAGTGGCCGTCCGCGATCCGGACGGACGACCCGGTGTACGTGCAGAACCAGCTTGCTCGTCTTCAGAGCCAGCCTCCTTCCGTGAGCCTGTATACCCACCTCGAAGAGATGGGCGTGGAGGATGTCGAGGCGGAACTCGACCGGATTGCTGCCCAGCTGGAGGATGTGCGGCTCAATCCTCAGGGTCTCGAGACGCTCGTCAACTCGGTGAGCACGCTGCAGGGGTCGATGGACCCGGCGGCTCAGGCCATCTCGGGTGATCTGAGCACGCCTGCGTCGAGCAAGGAGGGGATGAACGGCGCGCTGGAGGCGTCCGGTTCGCCGTACGCCCAGAACCCGGTCGCTCCCCCCGCCTGATGCCCTACAAGACCGTCATCGTTGACTCGGGCGTCGGTCCGAGGCCGATACAGGTCTGGGTCGAGCCGCCAAGGCCGGTCGTCTCCGAAGATGAACTGGTCCGGACGGCTCCGATTGCGAAGCAGGCGACCGGCAAGACGCCGACGACGGCTCCGAAGCCGGTTCCAGCGAAGACGACGACGGTCGCGAAGAGCACCAGTACCGAGAAGAAGACGGTCGTCTCGGAAGACGAACTGACCCGTCTGGCGGCGCCGATCAAGCAGGCGACCGGGGGCACGCCGACCAGTGATCCGCGGCTGGCGGCGCCGGTCAAGCGCGTTGCTACGACAACGACCGTTGCGGCGCCGCCGCCCAAGATCATCGCACCTCCCCCGACCAAGACACAGGCTGGCGTGAACGCCTCGATCGTTCAGGGCGTCGATCCGCGCCTGAACATCCCGACCAAGGTCACGACCGGGGTCGGCGGCAAGATCGGGGCTGGTGCCGGTATCTCCGGTGCAACGCAGGCGGTTCAGGACCGTGCGGCTGCGGTGCGGGCGGACATCCAGAAGCGGATCGCGATGGGTGACGACCTGCGGGTCCAGTACAACCCGAAGTCCACGGTGGGGAACCTCGACCGGGTCAAGCGCGCGGACGCGCGTGGGCTCAATCAGATCCTGTGGGAGCAGGAGCAGAACATGAAGAAGAGCGGTGGCCGCGTGGTGGACGTGAAGCTGGTCCAAGCGGCTGCCGAGAAGTACCAGATGCACCAGATGGAGATCGACCGGGAACTGCGTCGGAAGATCCATGAACTGGATGTCCTGAGTAACAGCTCCTTGGCCGAGGACAAGCTCAAGGCCAAGCAGTTGATGGAGTCGCCCGCGCTTAAGAAGCTGATCGCGGAGTACGAGCGGGTCAACGGCGTCGAGGGCGCGGAGGTCGAGGGCGAGGCGGTCGATATCTGGGGCCGCTATGAGCGGATCAGGCAGGGCGTCGGGGAGTACGCCTCGTCGGTGTTCAACGAGGGCTCCAAGAGCCAGCAGCTGATGCGCACCTACGCGAACGCGAACCCGGCTCTGGCGGCGGACATCCAGCAGACGCCGAAGAAGGTCCCGAACTACGGGATGATCGAGGAGCGCTACGAGGACTCGAACGGCGCCCTTCGGACTCGCTGGCGTGCGGCGACGCCCGAAGAGAAGACGTGGCAGCTGGAGATGGGCGTCCGGCAGGCCTATGTCGCCCACTACACGGCCAAGGTTGCCGCGCAGCAGGCGAACGTCGAGCGCTACAACCGGTACGGCGAGAACTACCGGGGCGAGGCCACCCGCGAGGCGCAGCTGTATCAGACGATCGACAAGTTCCAGAAGCAGTTGGGCCTCTCGGATCGGGACTTGGACGGTCCGGCGGCTCGGACGAACATCGAGCGCGTGGTGGATGAAGCGCTCGCGGAGTACGAGCGCAACTACCGCTGGCGGTTCGACGAGTACGTCGGGACATCGACGGCGTTCGGGGCCTCATCTGGCGGCAAGGCGTGGGAGGCGGCGCGGGCTGCGTA